TGGGCCAGTAACATTTGCTCCATATCAAGTTTGCAATGCGGCAATAATTAATTTCTATAACTCTGGTGCGGCATCTGCACAAATTAATTCTGTAATAGCAAACACACAAGCATTTGGAACACCAGGAACAGTCACTACGTCATCATCAAATCATGGAATTACATTTTCTGGTTCAGAAATATATGGTGGTGGATATATGTCAACATTTGGAACACAAAATTATGTGAACTTTGAGACATTTATTCCTGCAAGTGGATCGACATATTACAATATAAATAATGCCGCCGCTTATAGCACACCAACAACTCTTTCTATTGCTGGTTATAAATTAAGCATCTTCTAGAATGGCACAAGATGGGAAATGCGGTATTTATGGATTTCGTAATTCCTTAAATGGTAAATGGTATATTGGTCAAAGCGTTAATATAAAAGAAAGAATTAGATCCCATAAAGCCGCATTAAATGCTAATTATCATAATAATGAGCATTTACTTAGAGCTTGGAAAAAATATGGTGAATTATCTTTTGAGGTTTTGATTTTAGAAGAATGCAATCAAGATATGCTTGATATAAGAGAAACAGCATGGATTGCTCATTACAAAAGCACAATTAGAGAATTTGGATATAATTTACTTTCTGGTGGTGGTGGATTAAAAAGACATTCAGAAGAATCTAAAAAAAAGCTATCCTTAAAAACAAAAGGAAGAAAAGGAAAGCCAATGTCAGAAGAAACTAAAAAGAAACTTTCTTTGATTAATAAAGGAAGAAAACATTCTGAAGAAACAAAAAGAAAAATATCCGAGGCAACAAAAAATCAATCAAAAGAAACTAGGGAAAAAATAAATAAAGCAAATAAAGAAAGAATGCAATTTCCAGAATCAAGAAAAAAACAATCAGAGATTGCTAAAAATCAATGGCATAAGATAAAATCTGCTGGATTTAATAATCCTAAAGAATACATAAACTTTATTACTTGATGTTATGGCGAGCGATGGCAGAGTCTACGATGGATCTACTGTAACGATTGGAATGGATGCGGAAACGCATCCTTCAGTCCTTCCAGCGGAATTTGTTTCATCATGCGTAAACCGATCTTTTAGACAGGGAGTAAATGCTACTCGACCTCCCTTTACGGAGATCCCAATTACGCCAGCATATGGACAAGATACATCTATCCTTACGGCATTCCAAACTGGAAATTTCCAAGGTGCTTGGCCTTACAAGGCAATAAAATCAGGATCAGCAGATGGGTTTGTAGTTTCAGTTGCAGGGACAATATATTTTGTTTCTATCGTTAACAACATAGGTACTCTTTACAAGCTCATTGATGGAAATGATCCAACCATGATGCATACATGGTTTGTTCAAGCTGAAGATTGGATGTATATCCAAAACGGATACCAAGATCCTATTGCATGGTCTGGAGATATATCTGGTGTGCCAACAAATCTCCAAGCACAAGGAAATGGTTCAACTAGTATATCATTGACTTGGACTGATAATGCTCTAGGTGCAATTTCAAATGAAATTCAAGTACAAACAAACACAAGCTATTTTTCTACCATAGCTTTAATCCCTTACGCAAAAACGTCATATACGTTTATTGCAAGTGATTCAACTACTTCCTATTCATTTCAAGTTCGTAGTGTATATCCAGATGGTTCAGCAACTCCTTGGTCAAACATTGCTACAACTACCGCTGGCAATACAATAATCACAGCGGCACAACCAAATACAATATTTAGACTTAACCCTGTTAAGCAACAGATGCCGATTGGAACAATCATGGCATATGCCTACGGGCGTGTAGCAGTGAGTGATGCCAACAACAATATCTACATCTCTGACATCATCTACGGAAACGGATTCACAACAACATCCAATACCCAAAACTTTACCGAACAAACTTACTGGCAAGAAGGTGGTTCATTTACCCCCCCTGCTAATCTTGGATTGATTACAGGCATGAGGATTATGCCGTCCCTCAACATTAATGTGCGTGGTCAAGGTGAGCTTGTAGTATTCTGTGAGAACGGATCATTTACTCTTGATCTCTCCCAAAATCGCACAACATGGCAAGCCAACAACATCCAAAAGGTTTCTCTGATTGGTCGTGGTTGCAGATCCCCTTGGAGCATTACTGGAGTTAATAACGATGTCTATTTCCGTTGTGATGATGGTTGGGCTTTTTACAACAATGCTCAAGTAGATTTCTATGAGGCTCTTTCCTTCCGTAAAATCTCCCGTGAAGTTCAGCCTTGGGTAAACTATGATACTCCTTGGTTGAGGCAATTTGAGAGTGCGATGTTTTTTGATAATCGACTCATAGCAACTGTATCTCCTTTCACTGTTTCTACTGCTGATCCATCTGTTTGTGGATTGCATCGTCCTAGTAGGGCAATGATTGTCCTAGACGTTGAACAAGAAAGTAGGATATCTCCAGATGCCTCCATGCCTACACGCTGGAATGGTCTATGGGAAGGCCCACAACCTACTCAACTATCCACAGCTCAAATCAATGGTGTCCAACGTGGGTTTGCTTTCTCATTTGATGCTGACAATATCAATCGTCTTTACGAGCTTCAGAGTAGTAACTCGTTACTAACTGGTATAGATGATTACTCCGTCCAGTACGGAAGTGTTCCAATTGGTTCGTATTTCATTACCAAGAGATATGATTTTACGCCAAACCCAGGTGCATCAAAGTTCGTGCGTAAGCAACTTGCTGGTGGTGAAGTCTGGATCTCCAATCTCAAGGAAGCTGTTACTGTGGCTTGTGAATATCGTCCAGATTCCTATGCTTGCTTCTTTACTCTCTCTCAACCCATAACAGTTGGTCTGGATGAATGCACACCTATCACGGTTGGATGTGTTCCAGCAGTATCACAACCTCGCTATCAGCAGTTGAAGTTCCCATCTCCTGACATCAATGATTGCGAAACATTCGGTCAGATTTCCCCACAAGAGGGAGCCGAGTTCCAATTCAAGATAGACATTACAGGAGCTTGCATTGTGGATAGGGTTCGTCTCTCTGGAATTTTCAATGACTCGTTGGATCTCCCTGCTGGAGATTGTCCTGATACTTTCTATAACGATCCAGAACCAGTGCAATGCCCTTGCCAACCTGATCTTGATTACTATCGTATTGTTCCCCTTCCAACTGCCATATCTTCTGTCTCTGGATAAAAGGATTGCTAATTGCTTAAAATAAGGTTACAACTCAAATAATTATGCAGAATCAGAGTTCTCCAGCACAACTGCTTTTCCCAACTGTCCCTAGCAATTATTGTCCAGAGGGTAAGTGGAGCGATATTCTAAATAGTTTTATCCAATTGTATTTGAATAATGGTACAATAAATATACCTGGACTTGGTTTAGTAACTCCGCAACAGATTGCTACAATCAATGCAAATATTCAGACTCTCCAAAATCAATTTAACGCACTTGCATTAAATACTTATAATGGAAGCATAAATGTATCATCAGGGTCTAATCAGATATTTACAATAAGCATTGGAGCAGTAATGCCCAATACTAGTTATAACATTATCATTAATCCAATCAGTACAGATACAAGCACAGCTAGAACTAATCAATTTTTGTGGTCGCTTATTCCTAGCACAATAACTACATCATCTTTCCAATTGTGGGTTTATAACCCTGCTGGAGCATACGTTTCTGGATTTAATTGGACAGTACAGAGTATCACTCTATAATATAACCCCAAACTAACAACAAACTAAACATATGGCTAAAGACATCAATAGGGCAACAGAGCCTAAACTTCAGAGCGATGGAATGTCCACTCGTGGAACCATCAAAGAAGGGATGAGCAATCATCCAAAGGGTACGGAGTTCAGCGGAATTTTCTACGCTGGCAAACTCCAGCCCGAACCCACTTCCCCAGGTCGTGGTTCTTCCAAGAAGTAATATGGCTGGCGAACAATACACATACGACAACACCGAAAGGGGCATTGTCTCCGATCATGCTACCCCTCAACCTATGCAGAGGGTGCAGATCAAGGGAGATATTCCTACCATTCGTGCGTACAAGGACGCTCGTACAGCTCGTATCAAGTCCATTGGTGAGTCCAACCAGAGAGCATTCTCTGTAGGTGGGCCAGCTAATGAGACTGCTATGGGTAAGGGCACTCCCTTCAACGCAGATTGGCTGTAATATGGCTCTTCCAAAGCTCCCTAAAATCGGGGCGATGAGGAGCAAAATGCTCAAGGTCAAGCAATCTCCGTCAATTAAACTGACGGATGTGAAGACCACTACTGGCCCAAAACGTCCTATGACTCGCTCTCTAGTGGGTCATCCGATAACCCGTGGAGAAATGATCTAGTTATGGCCTCTGCATCTGGAATATATTGTTGGAAACATATTAAAAGCGGAAAGCGATATATTGGACAGAGCATTGATGTGTTCCGAAGAATGATTGAACATAGAAAACTTTTGCGAGGAAGCCGTCATGGTAATGGGTATTTCCAAAAAGCATGGTTGAAATATGGAGAAAATAGTTTTGAGTTTTCTGTAATTGAGTTTTGTCCAAAAGAAATTCTTTCATGGAGAGAAGAAGAATGGATTTCCAAATATGAAACTACCAAAAAAGAATTTGGATATAATGGAACTGCTGGTGGTGAATCACCAAAACTAACAGAAGAGATAAAAAATAAGATTTCTAAATCACGTATAGGAAAAAAACATTCTGAAGAAACTCGACAAAAAATGCGGAATGCATGGAAAAATCGATCTCCAATTTCATCTGAAACCAGAAAGAAAATGGCAGATTCTATTAGGGGTGAAAAACATTACCTTTGGGGAAAGAAAATCCCAAATGAAACACGCCAAAAATTATCTGAATCGCATAAAGCATTTCATAAATCAAAAAGAATTGCTTTGGAAGCAGTAGAAGTTGTATAAATATTGATTCTATATGCTTTTTGATGTCGCTTACACATTAAATGTTATTCGCCCTTATGCGGGTAACAGCGGAACGTGCAATCAAACCGTTCAATTGCAATATCTTAATAAAGCTCGTAGTTTATTATGGAATAAAACGGACACTGATGCAACGTGCGATTATGTTTGTATTAAGTGTGTAAATAGTTTGTTAACTTTGCCAAGTATTTACAAACAAGTAAGATTAGCTTGGATAGATGGAAATCCAGTTTCATTAGGTTCAGAATGGTATCAGAGCATCCCCCAAGATTCGTGGGGTGATGCCGCCAGTGGTGGTTACGGAAACGGTTGGGGACAAGGGTATGCATGGAATGGTGGCAATAAGAAGTTCATTGAAGTGGGAGGCAAGCACGTTACCTTCCAGAACTATGATATTGCTCCTTACCAACTTGCAGTAGAGGCCGAGTCTCCCCTTGATGCAGGAAAGCAGATTACTTTCTTTGGTGAGGATGCATACGGCACACGCATCAGCGAGACGATCACTATTGGAATTGCTCCCTCATTTGCTTACTCCGTTAATTTCTTCAAGACTGTCTTTGCTTGCACGAAGTCACAGACTGCTGGACGCATTAGATTGTACTCATGGGACGTAGATAATAGTGCAAGGATGTTGCTATCGGTTTACCAACCCTACGACATCAATCCATCTTTCCGTAGATACTTCATCCAAGGCAAGGTAAAGGATTCAGTAATTCTTTATTGTAAGAAAAATTACTACGATCTTACCGATCTCAATGAGCAAGTAGAATTTACTCCAGAGGCAATGATCTCTGCTGTCATGGCAGTTGTCTATCGTGAGAACAAGGGTAGTGATCAGCTTTACAATGTTTCCCTACAGAACGCTATCTTTGAAGTCAACAGGGAGACTGCTGATAGAGAAGAACCTACTGGTAGTGCCATTAGGCAATTCCAAAATAACATGATGCTTAATGCTTTGATTCCTACATATGCGTGGGATGATGGTGCGGCATGGCCTTATTGATTTAATTCTAAATATCTAATATAAAAAGCATATGGCATTTTCAGCAACAGGAACAGCAGGAGGGGCGTTAGGTGGAGCCGCAGCAGGATCGGCTTTTGGGCCGATTGGAACTGGTGTTGGTGCAGGATTGGGGGCACTTATGGGTTCTGGTGTATTAGGTGGATCTCAACCATCAGTACCTTCTTTTAATCCTCAACAAGCACTGGCATTAGAGCAACAGCAGTATGCTCAAATGGCTCCTCAAGCCACTGGATTTGCTTCAAATCTTTTCAATCAAGCCGCACAAGAAGGTCAGCAGTTTGCTAGACAAGGAACCGCTGAACAGATTGCTCTCCAAAATAAAGTTACACCAGGATCTCAAGCACAAAGAGAGCTTGCTCAACAACAACTTAATTCATACATCCAAGGTCAAGTACCTCTTGATGTTCAGCAGAATATCAATCGTCAAGTAGCACAGAACCTCGGTGGTGGATTCAATCTTTTCTCTGGTGGTGGACAAGCTCCTGCTAATTTCGCTCGTAACATTGGTCAGACTAGCCTTGGTCTTTCCCAATATGGATTGAGTGCCGCCCCTACATGGCAACAACTTGCAAATACAATGGTTGTTTCTCCAACCGTGGGATTAGCCGCTGGACTCCAAGCTGGCAGTTTGGGAACTCAACTTGCAGGGTATGCCGCTGGACAAGGAAACCAACTTGCAGAAAGCCAGTATCAAGGAGCATTTAACCAATACCAAGGTCAGCAATTGCAGAACCAAATGCAAAACCAGATGGGACTTGGATTGGGTCAGCTTGGATTGCAGACATATTCAGCGATGAATAAAGGGAATTATCTTAACTCATTGAATCCTACAACCGCTGGTGCACAAGCTACTCTTGGAGGCATCCCTGCCGCCACATCAAATCTTGGATCTCTTGCATCTCAATATGGCACTCCAGTTGGAGCATCTGCTGGTATGCCTGGAACAGCAGGATTTAGTAATTTTATGACTACTGGAGGATGGGATTAATCATTAAATCATATGCCAATCGGATACGCAAATTTCTCTACAATAGAACAGGCTAACAATCAGACTGTTAATCAGCTTGTTGGTCTTGGTCAACAGATTGGTAACGCTATTGAGACTCATGCCGCTACGCAATCGGCACAAGCAATGTTGCCTATGATCCAACAGCAATATGCTAATGGAATGGGAAAGATTGCACTTGGAGATCAAAGTGGTATGTCAGATGTAATTCAAGCCGCAAGCATTGCTAATCAGAATCCTATTACTGCTGGATATGGCAAAAATATGATTGCTGGAATGCAACAAGTGAGTGAGATGTCTAGGGCAAAAGCTATTGCTGATGCTCGTTTACAAGCTGTTAGGGAAAGAGGAGATTATGCCGCCGCATTATCAGCCCAAAATTATGGGCAAAGGTTGGATCTTCAAAATACAAAACAAACTTCTCCTAAAGATATGATGTCAGCACAAAAAACTGGCGTTCAATTGCAGAACACTTATCAATCTGCAATGGATCAAGCGGAAAAGGATGGAGATCCTCAAGCATATCAAGCGGCGGCAATGGGATTGGCTAATCTCAATGCACAATCAACTCAAACTGGACTTGCTCCCACAGGGCAACCACTTACATTTGAAGCAAGAAAACAAGCTATGGCTCTTGGTCAACAGCTTAATGATGAAATGGCAAAATCTCCTGAAGGACTTAATCCTAAAACTTGGTTTAATCATCAATCTACTAAAAAGATTTCTGATCTTACTGATCAAATAACAAAGTTGCATAACAACCCTGACAACTTATTGAAGTTGCCTCAAACTTCACAGCTTCCTTCTGCACAAAGTAATGCTGATATATCTCAACAAACTGGAAATACATCTGCATATAAATCTCCAGAAGATATAAAAAATGCATTTCAATCTGGAAAATTAAATCAAGATCAGGCATTACAATTGCTTCAAGCGTTCCCAACTAAATGAACAAAGATGAAGCACTTGCATTTTTAAGTACATCTCAAGGCAATCAGACTCAAGCTCCAGTTCAGCCAGAGTCAATGTCTCCAGATGAAGTTGGGCCACAATTGGCTCCACAAGTTCGTGGAGCTACAATGTCTCAAGAAGATGCAATGGCATTTTTGGGAATTAAGCCAAAGAAAGAAGAGGAACAATCAACTGCAATTCCAGCAAGACAATTGCCTCCTTCTGATCCTAATGATTTGACTTCTAATATTGTAACAAGTCAGGACGTTTCAAAACCTACTGGAATAAGCAAAGAAGATGCACTTGCTTTCTTAAATTCAAAACCTTCTGCAACACCAGAGCAAACTTCTCCTGCAATTGCTTTGCCACAAGCAACTCCACAAGAATTGGCTAATGCAGGGACACAAGGTTATCCATCTCCTGCATCAAATCAAATATCAAAACAGATTAATGATTTTGTAACTCCATTGTCTCAACGCCAATCAGAAAAAAGACCAGTAGAATTCCTTGAGGCCGCTGGTCGAGGATTAGTTGGTGGATTAGCAAAAGCTAATGAGTTGATGGCACAAGGGGTAGGTGTTTTCCCATACATGGAGGATAAAACACTTCAAGCCTTTGGTGTTGATAGCGACATTTACAATCGCTACATAAAAGCCGTTCATTCTACTGGATTGGGTCAACCAGGAGTAGAGGCTGAAGAAATTAAACCAACAGAATATCTTACAACTGGCGGTAAGATTGGTCAGGGATTGGGAGAAATGGCGGCTCC